TTAAAAATCCTTATTGAGCAATTCAAGTGCTTTTTTATTTGATTCACCATTTTCTTCCTCAATAAGATGGACGTAAGTGTTAACTGTTGTTTCCAATTTTTGATGTCGCAAGCGCTGTTGAACATAAGGAAGTGATTCGTGGTTCATGATGAGCACGGAAGCATGAGTATGTCGCATTGCGTGTGTAGTAACAACTTTTATCCCCAGACGCCTGCAAATACGTGCCAATTCCTCATTTGCTGTCCCATTGCCTTCAATTTTACCAAGTTTCGACCAAAACACAAGATTTTTAGGGTTTTTGATTCTGTGCATCTTAAGCCAATCACTCTGTACATGCTTGTAGTCTAGCAGATAGTCACAGTAGCCACTAGGGATAGAGACGTCCCCATCGGCTTTCCCGTTGCCTTTTGTTGGCCCAAAATCACGTCGGCGCTCTACCCACTGTTGTTTAATGTGGACAATACCACGAACAAGATCAAGGTTATTCCAAGTCATGCCAGCGGCTTCTTCAAAGCGAGCGCCAGTTTCAAGCTGAAAAAGAAGCATTTGCATTGTCATATGGCTATAGTCGGCCGTTTTAATCAAATATTTACGCAGCTTGGTGTATTCCTTCAAGCTTAGAAACTTATCTTCTACTGGCTTCGGAGGGCGCCCAGTAACATGCGCTTTATAGGCAAAATCACGTTGAAGGATGCCATCGGCTACTGCGTCTCTGACAGCTGAGTGAATTTGCTGGTGAAGTTTTTTAGCAGTAGCAATGCCGCGTGTTTTTCCAAATTCGTTCAAAAACTTCTGGTAGTCTGCTCGCGTGATGGCTGTTAAAGGCTTGTCATTGAAGTACTTTGCAACATGGTTATAATTTCCTAAATAAATCTCGTGTGTATGCCGACTGACACCATCTGTTTTATAAATTTTGATCCAGTCAAAAAGATAATCTTTGAATGATTCGGTGCTCCGTGACAAATCGGCGCCATCAATGAGTGCGCTTTTTGTCTTTGTTTCCCATTCAGAAGCTTCGCCCTTTCGCTTGAAGGACTGGCTTGCAATGCGGTATTTGCCTTGTTTGTCTTTATAGCTGACTCGTGCTTGCCAGCGTCCACTTGCTAACTTCGTTACTGACATGTTTTATCCCTCCAAATCGGAAATAGCAACTGGCTGGAATTTCCAAACGTATGTTCTTTTGAGCTCAAAATATATACCCCATTGTGGGGTACATATAAACGATTATTTTGCTAGCTGTTCAATGTAATTATTACGTTTTGAAAATAGTATTGGTGTAATACCTTCTGAATCAAATAGATTAATTATATTGTCATCAACACTTTCTTCGTCGTTAATAATTGTGTAAAAATCAGTGTTAGGTCTTACATCTTGTGTTTGACGTTTATCCATCGCAATTGATTTTGCATAGTATTCGTTCTTAGCATTGTTCATCGTACGTATAAGCTTTTCTGGAATATCCCGTATTCCAGGGATTGAGAAATCATAATGATGAATCATACCAGTACGGCCAATGATATTTGGCCCGTCTGTAACACGAATATTTTGATCTTCAAAAAATTTTGCAACTTCATTAATAAATATAGATGATACTTTTTTATTTGATAGCATAAACATATCGTTAGTAAACAACATTGCTTGTATTAGAAGATTCTGTTTGACTGGATAGTCATTAAGTGTTGTAGTAATGAATAATTCATGTTGGCTTTTATCTATCTTAACGGAATAACTGTTTAATTGTTCAGTCAAGATATGCATGCGTTGTTTTGATCTAGAAAGGTAAATTCCATCGCCTTCTAAATCATCAAAAATGTAGCCTCCATCAGTCAGCTTTATTAAGCCGTTCTGTTGGCTGACAGCATACAGAATGATTGCATCATTATGCCTATCTAAGAAAGGAGTATCAATTCGTGTTATCCCGGTTTGAATAGGCAACCATTTAGTGCTTTTTTTATAAAATTCATCAGCTGATTTTTTTAATTGTTGGATAGTTACCATTTAAAAAGCTCCTTTCTTAGCAGAGTCAATGCTTCTTATTGAGGTAGTTATTTATATAATTTGGTATTAGTATAATTTAAAAAGTCATCTAAGGCTAAAAAAAGGGTTGAAATATTATGAATTTCATTAGGCAAGGGGATTGCTGTTGCATCTTTTCGTAAGCCCTTCTGTTCATGGTAAATGTGCATATGATTTTGACCAATTATTTCACCATCTGGATTTTTGTGCTTGCCATTCTGTATATCAATTCGTATAAGCATGTCATTTGTATCCGTAAATCTAATATGAAGACTGAATCTAGAAACGTCTAACGGATGTCTATATCGGTGCAACGTGTACTTGATATGATTTTCAAAGTCGATTACTGGTGTATCATCTTTAATTCTACCAATAAATGGCGTTTCTCCGGGAATTTGACGTTCACATTTTTTTACGGAATGAATTAATTGGTTGACTTCTGTGTCAGTTAGTTCGTTAATATTCATTTTAAGCACAATTCCTTCTGATTAGTTTCGTTAAATACTGATTGTTTTTGCAATTATATTTTGAATACAAATACAAAGCGAGTGACGGGAATCGGACCCGCGACTACAGCTTGGAAGGCTGTCGTTTTACCACTAAACTACACTCGCGTGAATGGACCTTGTTGGGCTCGAACCAACGACCGGACGGTTATGAGCCGTCTGCTCTAACCAACTGAGCTAAAGGTCCAATGAAAATTTAAATGCGAGCGGCAGGAGTCGAACCTGCATTGGAAGGTAGGCTATATTTGAATTAAAGGAACCATTCTACCGTTGAACTACGCTCGCGTGAAGTCAGCTAGGGCTGACTATCATTTACTGAGTTCATAATTATTTTTGCAATAGCCGTGTTTTCAAATCATCTTTTACTTCTGTAAGCATACGGTCATATTCTTCTGTTGAATATGAATCTTTTTTTAGATATAACATGGATTCTGAGTTCATAAATGTCTGTATATCTTTCTTCATCGTGGCAATTAGCTCGTATTTTGAAATTTCATTATCCATAGCATTAAGCCTTCTTTCTGGTTAAAGCGAGCGGCAGGAGTCGAACCTACATCTGAAAGTATCTAGTTAGCAATTCATAGGAGTACTGTTCTACCATTGAACTACGCTCGCGTGAAAGCCCCGACGAGGGCTTGGACTTGTTATGGTCTTGCGTATTGATTGCCCCGTGGTGCTGGCTTGGCACCAGAATTATCAGCAGCACTCTGGGTCATATATTGGTAATTACCTGGGTTTTTAACGCTGGTGTAGTACTTGTTGGAGTCTGATACAAAAACCATACCAGAAGCGGCAGTAGTCCAATCACCATCTTTGGTATAAGAAGCATTGTCTGTAGTACTTGTTTCGCTCGCTTTTTTTGCTGATGACGAGCTAGCGGCTAATGATTCTGAACTGGCTTTAGCTATTGAAGAGCTTTCTGCCTCAGACTGTTTTTTACTGGATTCAGATTCAGAACTAGCTATACTCTCTGAATCTTCTTTGGATTCCGACTTGGAGGCAGCAATACTTTCAGATTCTTCTTTGCTACTTGATAGGGCGCTTTCAGATGACTCCTTCTCCTTAATAGAGTTAGCTTTACTGATACTAGCCTTTCTTTTCGATGCATCTTTTGCTGAACTTTTCTTTGCTTTGCTACTTGAGGCTGTATCTGACTGTGATGTACTCGATCTTGCTGTGCCAGAAGGGGCGGCCCAAACCGTTAATGCTAAGAATAGGATTGTTAGTCCTACTGAGATTAAGGTGTATTTTTTGTATGGACGATTAACACCTGTTTTTGTGAAATGATGAATTCCCCCACGAATTGAAAAGTAAGCTAACGCAATTAAAGATACAAGAAACATAAATGTAAAAAATATATCCAAAGTAATCCCTCCAAAATATGTTATTCCCCAATAACAATAATTCCCCGAATTATAAGTAGTCCCAACTCCTAGCTTTTAATGACATCCTATCTGGTATATAGGTTGCTATGGCCATTTTTTAGTTAATCTTTTTTGAGATTTGTGTATGAGATAACCCAAGAGCCCACAGATGAGCTGGCTTTCTTTACTCTTACTGTAACTGTTTCACCTTTAGTGACCTTGGGATTTTCCGAGCTTACGAAATTCAAGTGTTTGCCAGTTTCAAGGTTATAACCAAATGCGCTATTTGGAACAACTTTATCGATCTTGAATTGAACGGTTCTTCCCTCAATATCTTTATTAGCATTTAATGCTGATTCTGCTGTTGAAGCAGTATAATCAGGCTTTTGTTTCCACAACCGGTCAGTGTAAAAATTATAGCTATAATGGCTACAAAACCAATACTCATCTTTTTCATAACAGATTCTCCAGTCTTTACATGGTTTATTACGGTTGGAATCAAGCCAATATTTTAATTTACAGAATATGTTTTTGTCCCAATAGTTTGGAAATTGGCGTTATTGAATTTGACCGTTACATCATTTTTGTTCTCTAACTTGAACATAACCGCCGCCTGCGTTGTTTTCCCTGGCAACAATTTATCATTTAGGCCATCTTCGTATTTTTGTATTGGATTATTACCGTTATCGTCATATTTGGGTGTGCCGGGCAAAAGTTGTTTGTTTGCTGTATCTGTTTTTTGATAAGCATTTACTACAGTATAGATATTTGAAGGATCCTGTTCCTTTTTAGAGTTGTTAGTAACGTCACAATAGAGAACTAAAATTTTAGTTCCGTCTTCGCTGCCATCACGGATTTCCGATTTCGTAAATTTATAAGTTTCAATTCCGGCTGAGAAAACATTATCTTTAAACGTCCATTTGTCATTTGACGGATCAGTCGATTTTGTTGATGAAACTTTTTCTGCCTTGGAGCTATTAACGGAATTAGTTTTAGAACTATTATTATTTCCGCATGCGGTGAGCGACAATGCGGTCATTCCAGCTAGTAATAAAACACTGTATTTTTTCATTGATGTTTCCTCCAATATAATTCATTCCCCAAATCCAATTTCAATAACATTATTGCTTTGATTCTGTGCTAATAGCCAAACTCTCTCGATACTCTTCGGCCTCAGGAGCTTCTTTGAAATCTACAGTCAAATTGCTGTATTTTTTTAATTCATCTTCAATTTCGTTTATAGAAATGTGAAAATACTCTTTACGGTTGTTCACCATATTGACACGCTTTTGTGAAAAACGCTGGTGTAGTTCAGATTCTAATTGGTATGCGTTTTCGCTAAATATTAATGCATGTACGTCAAATTTAAATGGAACCGAAGCACTTCCGAGCTCGTTGATACGATCCATTGGATCTAAGCGGCGGGTTACACCAATTTTGAAGACATTTTTACCAAACGACCCAACATTAGAGATGATATAAACATACCCGGCGGTTGCGTTTTCTTCTCGATAATCCACCGCTGCCTTTTTATCTTCATATTGTGTTAGTTTTTGCTTTAATTTTTCAATTTCGGCTATTAATCCCTCGTTGCGAGGATCTTCAGTTTGTCTTTCTTGAAGTTCTTGAATTGCTTTTGAGTAATGATCGATCTGTTTATTAAGCATTTTTTGTTGAGCTTTAATTTCCCGTTGCAAAGCTTTTTCTTCTTTTTCCCGTGCTCGCTGTTCACGAAGCTTATCTTTTTCTTCTTGAACTTTTTGTCGGTACTCAAAAGCTAGATGAAGTTCTTTCAATTTGAGCTGTAAGTAATTGTTGACCATGCTGATTTCAACAACTTCATACATTTTATTGTGCTGATTGAATGAGCGAATGATCCTTGTTTTGATGCGATCAAAATTTGAATATGATACTTTGTTGATAGCATCTGTACATTCGTTATTAAAGCTACGAAGGATGGCCTTTATATTATTACGATTCATCTTTCTTCCTTGTGCTATGCTTCCGTTGACTTGCCAATGATTGTTAAAAATACAAGCAGCTTTATTTTTGATTAGATTCTTTTGTTGATCACGGATTTCTTGCAATCTGTCCTTGTAGCCTAAGGAATCAGAAAAGTCATATTGCGGTTGATACAGGCCATATGAACTCATTTCTAAATCAGGAGAAAGGTCACTAATGTCGGCTTTTATTTCGTTAAGCATGTCAGACTGTTTCTCAATTTCAGATAGTGCATTGATACGCTTTTTGTCAGCGAGATCAATCTGTTTGTTTAATTCATCAAGTATTTTGCGTTTAGAATTAATGAGTTGGTCAAGTTGTTCAGGCTTCATTTGCTGTAATGATAGCTTAATGTCGTTCTGTTTTTTCAGCTTATCAATGGTTTCCTCTAATTGAACAATTTCCACTTTTGATTTTTGAATAGTATTTTTAAATTCGCTTATTCTGAATAAGTCACCTAGTGACATGAAAATTCCTCCAAATTAATTGATATTAATCTCCGTCGAATGGTACCCCGTATTGATAGGACAGTTCTCTGTATGAATAGGGAATATGGCCATTCTCCTCAATAAACAACATTCCCATCAATCCAACCGAAAATTCATCAGCTTCACGTTCAAACTTAGAATGTCCATGTTTAACGGAAGTGTAGTACCCAATCAGCCCCTCATGGAATATAACGTGTCCTAGTTCGTGACCGAGTATGAAATACTGTGTAGGCGTGTGTTTAATAGAATTATTGAGTAGTATGATAGGCTCTTGGTTGTCATAAGCATTTTTACCCAGAGGCATTGCCCCAAAATCACACCATTCCACTTGTATGTTAAGCTTTTCCGCAATTACAAACGGGTCCGCTGTGTGATAACGATTGACAATAGCTTTAACAATATCTTTTACTCTATCCATAAGTACAACTCCTAATCATGCTTGTGGCGTTTCCAGAATATTGTTGCCATTGCCACACGCACTTGTTGTTTTTCTTCTTCAGTAAGATCTTCACCCCCATAGGTCATTGATCCTTCATTTGCTTCAAGGAAGTCCTTCAGGTCAATAGTATCTTTCTTGGTTGCCCATTTGGGGGTCTTGTTATTACCTAAAAGATAGTCCGTGGTTACACCATAAATATCTGAAATTTTTGTCAACATTTGAAGATCAGGTTCACGTGTACCATATTCATAATTTGCGTAGGTTCCGAGGTTGGATATGCCAAGCTTTTTTGCAACATAAGTTTTAGTCCATCCTTTTTGTTCACGTAAATTAGTAAGCTTATTGCTTAATTCAGACATTTACTTCACCTCTTTGAGTAGATTATATAATAGTTAAACATAATATTTAGGAAAATAAACAAAAAGTGTAAGAAAAGTGTTGACTTACACTAAATGTGTAGTATTATAAAGACTGTAAGTTAAACATAAAGTGTAACGAGGTGATATTAATGAATGTTCCAGTTGTAAAAAAAGACGCCAATTTAGTTCTCAGAGATATTCGGAAGAAGAAACATTTAACTCTCGCAGAATTAGGGCATTCCATGAATTTGCGTTCAGGACAGGCTTTGGCAAACATTGAATATGGGACTAACAAATTGACTTTGGAAAAAGCTTTTTTAGCAGCTAACGCTTTAGGAGTTAGTGTTAACGTTTTTTTACAAACAAAAGTTAAACAATATGAATAGAATTGGAGGCGGCAAAATGACACATCTATCACGAACTACATTAATTAATGCACTAGCAAAGGTTAAGCCAGAAACACCAAGAGTAATGTTTGAGGCACTAAGCGATAAAGCACTAGATGCTGAATTCCGGGCGGTAACGGCCGAGTATAACGAGCAAGCTAGCCAACTTATGTCAGTTTCATATTAGGAGGTGCGAACATGTCAGACACGATATTGATTCGGCATGAGGCTCCAAAGGGCTTCCAATTCATTAGCGAAGAAGAATACGAGAGGTTCCAAGCCTGGAAGCAAGCACAACTTGGTATTCGTACTTGGAAGCTTAAAGATTTGGCCAAGTATAAATACGGAACCAAGTCAACCGAACGAGCTTCGCGATACTTAATCAAGCATCGAAGTGATCTAGATGTTGAACAGGGTGGCTTCATTGATTATGTGAATACCCATAACGGCTGGCAGATTCCAGCAGCTGAGATGATCGATTACCTATTAGATCATCCCGATTAATTTAAATTATAAGTGAATTACATGGAAAGGCTATATAAAGCCCTTTCCAAAATACAGAGGTGTAGGTATGAAGAACAAGTTTGCAGAGCAATTGTCATTGGCATTAGGCAAAAATAAAACACTAACACAGCAGCAGATTGCAGATAGGACGCATGTTTCTCCCGGACAATTGTCCCGGTTGAAGAGTGGATCAAGAAGTACTGATCCACAAATCAGGAAGTCGTTAGCAAATGTAATTAACGATTTTTGGCTTAGCTATTCTGGTGCTCGCGAGAATTTTGGAGTGCTTTCATTCCAAAATGATCATCGGTTACAAGGCGATATGTTTTCAGCCCTGATGAAGCAGAGAGAGGAGCAAAGTCAGCGAGAGAAGCTTGAGACGGAGTTCGAAGAAGCTATTGCAGTCAAGCCGAGAGACCGAACACCAGCACAGCAATTAGTTATTGAACGCTATCCACGTGAATACGCTGAAGAGATTAGCGCCGAGATAACTGATTTAGCTAAGAAAGCTGAGTATGCCGGTATTCCAATGGATAAATTGCAGGAAGTAATCGATAAAGTTAATCGGCAAAATGGATAGGAGGTAATTCAATGCTCGAATTCGTGCAGGCAATTATGGTCATAGCCATCGTTATGGCATCACCATTCTTAGTAATTGCTGACAGCGCAGGTTGGGAAGCGCTATTTGGAGAGGATGAAATGTGATGAAAGTACGCAAAGTATCGCCCAAGCCTAAATTTGAGTACGAAAAAAGCTGCTCGAGTATTGGTAGTACCCGTGCAGCAAAGACGCTTACTAATTTTATTTTCGAGTTCTATTGTACTCCGAAACAGTCACTAAGACAATGGTTGGTCACGTTAATACGGAGGTGGGCAAAATGATGTTGCAAGAACAGCTAGACACACTTAACGCAAGTGAGGACCGCATGAAGTTGCGCGGCCCTGATGAGCCATTACCAATCTTACACACAAATTACTGGCAATTTGAGAACGATGAACGTGATCATATCGAAGATGCTGATGACTTCTGCTACGACGCTGACGAATTTGATAAAGCACAACTGTTCCAAGATTACATTGATAACAATAGCTTTAAACGGTGGGCTACTGATATGCAAGCCAATATGCTAAGTGGGTTATGTATCGTCACTTTCGGGTCAACAGATGTTGACATTCCGTATCCGGTTGGAGGTACTGAACCGAATTGGCAATGGCTAATTGATGTATTTGGTGAAGCCAGAATGTGGGACGAGTTACTGGTACATGTCGATACAGCTACCATGATGGAGCGCCTAGGCTATCACTGGGTGTCAGAGGAGGAATAAGCATGAGTAATGAGTTAGTTACGATGGTTAATAACAATATTGAGGATATGAAGAATAATGAAGGCTTGTCATTACCACCTGACTATTCAGTAGGAAATGCATTAAACAGTGCTTACTTGATTTTGAGTGATACGTCTAAGGGCCAACCATTACTTGATAAGTGTGACCAAGGATCAGTTATCAAGGCATTGATGAACATGGCAATTCAGGGATTGAGCCCAGCTAAAAACCAATGCTATTTCATTCCTTATGGCAACCAGTTAGTCATGCAGCGTTCCTATTTTGGCTCAATTAGCGTTGTAAAGCGTCTTTCAAACGTTAAGGATATTCAGGCACAGGTCGTCCACAAAGACGACACGTTCAAGATTGGTGGTAAAGATGGAGTGTTGGTGGTTAAAGAGTTCGAGCCCAGCTTTGAGAACCTAGATAAGCCAATTATCGGGGCCTTTGCATGGATCGAAGACATCAATGGGAACCGGACATACACGGTTATGACAAAAAAGGACATCGACACCAGTTGGAGCCACGCTAAGACGAAGAAGGTTCAAAACGAGTTCCCAGAAGAGATGGCTAAACGGACTGTAATTAATCGAGCTGCTAAGTTCTACATTAACAGCTCAAGCGATAACGATTTGTTCGTGCAAGCAGTTAACGACACGACGAGTTCCGAGTACGAAAATGATAATCCGAAAGACGTAACACCGGCTAAAAGGTCATTGGTGGCTGACGTAGCAGAGAATAAAGCCGAGAAGGCAGAATCTGCCGAACCAGCTAAAGAATCCGTTAGAACAGTTGTAAAGGAGGCATCAAGCAATGATCAAGAGCTTGTCAAAGACGAAGTCGACCAGCAAAACCTCTTCGACAACCTCGGAGACCTTGACGCCGGCTAACTATTACGATCGCTGGACTGACCGGGCCTACATGTCGCCGACAGTGTTTAAACGGTTTCTAGCATGTGAAGCAGAAGCTCTATCCGAGTTACAGGGTAAATGGGAACCTAATCATGACATGAAAACCTTAGTGGTTGGTAACTGGATCCATAGCTATTTTGAGAGCAAGGAAGCCCACGAAAAATTTAAAGATGAGCATCCAGACGTAATCTCAAAGCGCGGTCCTACTAAAGGACACTTGAAAAGTGATTTCAAAATGGCTGACAAGATGATAGCGGCGCTTAATCAGGACGAAGACTTTAAGAAACTCTATCAAGGCGATAAAGAAGTAATCGTAACTGGTAAAATCGATGGTTATCCCTGGAAGGGAAAGGTTGATTGCCTCAATTTGAAACAAGGTTACTTCGTGGATCTAAAGACGACCGCTGATATTTATAAAGGTTATTGGAATGAAGAAAGCCGTGAACGAGAACCATTTGTTTATGCGTATAACTATCAGCTTCAAATGGCCGTGTATCAGGAACTGATTAAGCAGCAGTTTGGTGTGACGTGTAAACCGTACATCGTGGCAGTAAGCAAACAGGATCCACCAGACAAGCAGGCTATTGATTTACCGGAGTACCGACTTACTAACGCTATGAAACAGGTATTGGAATCTCAACAGCATATTCAAGATGTCATTAAAGGTGAAGCGGACCCTATCCAATGCGGGCATTGCGCTTATTGTCGTAGCACTAAGAAGTTAGATAGTGTCGTTAGTGCAGACGACTTACTCATAGATTGAATAAACAGAATTGGCTTGAATGCAGCAGTGACTGAATCCACCGAACGGGTGAAAGGCCCATTAGTAAGGACAGGAGGTGCGAAATGGCCCGTCCAATCAAGAAGGGAATTGACTACTTCAACTTAGATGTAGATTTTCTGCGTGACATTAAGGTCCGTAAAATCATGCGTGCTTGTGGGAATCAATCGATCGCTGTACTAATCTGCCTGCTCTGTAATATTTATCAAGATGAAGGGTATTACATGACGTGGGATGCTGATATGCGGTTCTTGGTGGCTGATGATATTGGTGCCAAGGAAAGCGCAGTACAGGACGTGGTTTTGAAAGCAAGTGAGGTAGGGTTTTTCGACGCTGAGATGTTCAAGCAAGAAAAAATCTTAACGTCTAAGCGAATTCAAGAGAACTATAAATTGGCTTCTCGACAGAAGAAAGATAGCTCGATTCTTAATCAGTATCGTTTACCACGGGTTTCCAATGCTGATAACGGGGTTTCCAACGCTGGAAACGGAGTAAACAGTGCTGACAATCCACATAGTATATCAGAACAAAGTAAATCAAATAATAACAAAACAAATAAAACCAAACCGCGTGATCCTCGTGCCCGCATCCAGCAAGAGTTTACCGAACAGGTTTGGTCAATCTATCCAAAAAAGCGTGACTTTCAAAAGGCTTATAACGCGTATTATGCGGCCAAAGTTGAGGGAGTTAGCTTAGAGACCATTGTTGCCAAGATTAACGAGTATAAGGCTTACTTAAAGCTACATGGCACGGGTGAGTACTATACCAAAAGTTTAGATAATTGGCTCGGTGGTCGTGGCTGGATGGATGAGTACGATATGACGCCGCCTGCGCAACCAGCAGCGGATGGTGGCAACCAGACATCGAAGGAGGCGCAAATGTATGTCAGAAACGACTTCTAAGAGCTCAAATGGCATTAATTTTCAGCTGCTACAGCGGTTAAAGGCCAGTGACCAGGTTTGCCCACGTCATGGCGTGAACCTGGTATACATGCAGGGGCATCAACCATTCTGCATGGTATGTGCCAAAGAAGCGATTGAACAGCAAAACCATAAGATTATTGACAACGCAAATGACTACTGGCATAAGCGCCGGACTTCGGATGTGCTAGCTATGGACTCAATTTTCGATGATCCAACCTTGATGGATGCCAACTTTGATAATTTCCGTCCAAACAGCCCGGAGTCAGCTAAGAACTTGAAGTTGGCACGGAAGATTGCTAGCGAGTATTTGAATCCGGCAACCACGTACAACACGATACTGACGGGACTACCCGGGCGTGGTAAGTCACATTTGGCCTTATCCATTGCCAAAGCGGTAAACGATCACGCAGATAAATCTATGGCCTGTCTATTCGTTAGCGTGAATGAACTATTCCGGCTGATTAAAAGCAGTTTCGGCCACCCTGACAGCCGATATAACGAGCAGAACATGGTTCAGCTACTAAGTGACGCCGATTTGCTTGTACTTGACGACCTAGGCTCAGAAGCGACGTTCCAAAGCCATCAAAGCAAGAATCGAAAGGAAGCCAGCGATTATGTGCAAAATGTGTTGTTTGGTATCGTGAATAATCGCCAGCGAACCATTATCACGACCAACTTAGGTAGTACCGACTTGGCTAGCGTTTATAATCCAAAAATCATTTCGCGTCTATATCGTGGCATCAATGGGCACGTCATCAGCTTTACGGTGGCGACCCCAGACAAACGGGAGGTATCGTTCTAATGTGTGAATGTAATGGCACAAAAATTGTGCATGTTGAAATTATGAAAGGTGTATGGGTAGTACAGCCGTGCCCTAACTGCACGAATGAGATACACGCTCATTACGAACAAGAGCTTGAAAGGAAGTTAGCCTATGACAAGTAAAAGAGGTGAGCGCATGAATGAATTGATTAAAATCACTGAAAAGGATGGGCGGCAGTTAGTGTCTGCCCGGGATCTATATAAAGGACTTCAAATTGCACAACGCTTTAGTCGTTGGGTCGAAAATAATTTTTCTTTGTTTGATGAAGGGGTCGATTTTGACAAGTGTACCTCAAGTACGGTTGTCAACAATGGGGCCGTACGGGAAATTGACGATTATGTTATTACGCTTGACATGGCTAAGCAATTAGCAATGATGGTTAGAAACCAAAATGGTAGCCGTTATCGTAACTATTTCCTAGCTGTTGAAAGACGATGGAACAGCCCTATGGAGGTTGTCAAACGCGGATATGGGTTTCTGATGAGGGAAAACGAGCAGCTGAAACTGGAGAATGAACAGCTGCAAGGGCCAGCTAGATTAGGCCAAGCAGTTTCGGGCTCAGACGATTCTATCAGCGTTGGTAATTTTGCGAAGGTATTACGTCAGCGCGGTATTAAGACTGGTCAAAACCGCTTGTTCGATTGGTTAAGAACTCATGGCTACCTAATAGCGATGGGGAAACGTTACAACTCACCGACCCAACGAGCGATGGAGCTGGGAATCATGGAAGTGAGAGAAACCGTGATCACCACCAACCATGGTTCAAAGACACGCTTTACGCCCCTAATTACGGGCAAGGGGCAGCAGTATTTTGCTAATAAATTTCTGAAATCAAAATCAATGGTCAAAGAGGGGTGAGCGCATGACTGAAACACAGGTGCTAGTAATTAATGCTGACAGACCCGATATCGATCACCCACTAGCAATAGGACCAGAACCGGAAATGTTTAAGCTCGCGCAACATAACTACAAATCTGGTGAATGGCCGTTTCCGGTTAGACTGGTTAAGCCTGGGACTAATGTACGCAGTGATGAAGCTTACTTAGCTAGTATGTTACCAGATCCCCAAGCTGAGGAACGTGAGCAAATTAGAGATATTCGCCGTGCTCATCGTGCTGGTAACCATACGATAAGGGCGTTGACCGATGAGACTGGCTATGTTAGTCAGCGGGTTAGCTATCTAGTGCACAAGTACAGTTTGCCGCTACGCAACGAGTACTGGCGGGCCGAGAAGTACGACAATCCCAACGAGATTATTACTGGGCAAACAGTTGATTTGCTAGGTGATAAGATCGGCGCCCCAGCTAGATCGATAAGGCAAGCAAGCTACTCAAACGGCATTGTCTGTGGCTACTACATTAGCCGGGTGTCGAAAGTATGAGCAAAGTCGTGATCAAGGGCGAACTACCTAGCTTAAACGAGTATATCAGGGCCGAACGGGCCAACAGATACGCCGCAGCTAAACTAAAGAAGCAGTACACGGCCTTATGTAGTGTATATGCGCGGGCTAGTCGAAATTCTGGAGTCGAATTCAGCTGGCCTTGCAAGCTTAAATTTACGTGGTACACGAAGAACAACCGGAAAGATGCGGATAATATCGCGTTTGCTAAAAAGTTTGTGCTGGACGGCTTTATGAAGGCTGGACTTTTAGGCAACGACAATCGAAAGCACATCACAGGATTCCAGGACGAATTTGCCGTTGATAAACGAAATCCTAGAGTAGAAATAGATGAAATCACGGAGGACGAATAATCATGATTGATATGAAAATTGACCAGTATCATCTGACTAGTGACAAATACGAAGTTAAGGTTAACAGGATGTCATTAGACAGCCATGGGCATCCGGTAACTAGCTACGATGAAAAGTCTGGTATTAATCGGCTGGTAGAAGTACCCCTAGCACACTGTAAAAACGTCGAGGACGCATTGCACTGGCTTCGTGGGTATTTAATCCGGACTGGTAGTGAACACATTAAAACAGTGGATCAGTTAGCCATAAAGAGTCATGAAATTGAACGGCAGTTTGACACGTACATTAAAGAGCGTGTACCGGAAGGATTGTGAGCTATGTCCGGAAATGCTAAAACGTATCGGGATTTATTTCAAGAAATATATGAAAAATATGGTATTCAAACTACAACACAATTTCACATCAATCCAGATAAACAGATAAGTGAAGAGAAATATCAAGAAGCTTTAAAAGCTTATTCAATTTTACCAGCAATATTTGATGATACCTTTGGGAGGAACGAAGATGCCTAAACACACTAAGAAGCGTTCAACGATTAAACGTAAGCACCGGCGAATGAAGCAACATGCCGAAGCAAATAAAGCTAAAGCTTTAGATGGCAAACAATTGGCCAAGGGATATGGGCCGTACAATATTAATAAGCGGGCGTTCGGGGAGGATTGAAAATGAGTGAATCAGATGAAGTAATAGAATGGCTTTTAAGTCAATTGGCACAGGCATGCTAGTGATAGGAGATAGCGATGATGATTAAGTTTAGAGCGTGGGACAAAGTTCAGAATAAAATGCTATTACCTGACAACATCGAATTTATTAATGGCCAAGCCTATTGGGCAGAAGCTAGCACTGATGGTAATGGTGGTTATTCTAACGATGGTAAAGTTGATGGAATTGGCGCACTGTTTGAGCTTGAACAGTTTACCGACCTGAAAGACGTGAGTGGCAAGGATATCTATGAAGGGGATATTGTTAAGTCTAACTATAAGTATGCTCAACCTAATATCTCGCAAATTATCATGGAAGATGGCAATAGTTATATTACTGGAGAAGACTTGGCTACTGGTAATGAAATGCTGGTTAGCGACCATATTGGTGAAATTGAAGTTATTGGCAACGTGCACGAGAACCCGGAGTTATTGAAAGGCTGATTTTAAAGTGTTTCTAGGAATAGTATTCAGTAATACACCTTTTATCGAAAAACGTAAACAGGAGGCGGACAAATGAAGTTCTATCGCAAACAGCCAATTGAGGCCGAACAGTTCGATGGTAGTCAGACAAGTCTATTTGGCTATGAAGTTATGCCAGACTCATTACTTGATGCATTAACAGGTGAGCCAGCTTATTATTCAATACTGATTGACGATTTTGAGCCCGAACCTGATGACTTTCCAGATGATAATGAAGTATCGTTTGAAATTGGTGATTGGATTGTTAATGAAGCAGACGAGATTAAAGTTATGGCTGATGAAGAATTCAAACAACAGTATGCCGAACTGCCAGTGATTCCTAAAAACGTTGCTGAACGCATTATAACCGGACACATCCTTAATGACTTAATTCCTACTGGGGGCGGAATTTACAGAGCTATGATCCAAACAGTTGTTTATGGATATCAGAAAGGCGATATTGGCGACTGGATTGTCAATCATAGTGATGTTTTTGCCCGTGCGTGGCTAGACGGGTATGTGGTGGAGGAATAAAAATGAAGATTAAAACTTTTAGCCAAGGTTGGCAGGAAAATGACGAAAAATTTGATAGCCGTGTGAATGGATTTATCGAAGACAAACAAGTTGTTCAGATTACAACTAATGAAACTGTTAGTGATAGTTTTGATTTAACGCATTCATTAACCGTACTTTACAAGGAGAATAAAAATGACTGACATTATGGAGTTGAGTGATCGCGAGAGTAAACAAAAAGCCGCCTACTAGGGCGACCAGTCACAGGACCACTCGAATGACCGTTGCTAGTATAACATATAAAAAGCGCTGCCATTGCTGACCGCGCTACGATTGATACCTACAAAATTAATTATAGCACAGTCAAAACAAGGGGTGGCAGTGATGGAGAGCATTTTTAAGGACGTGGATGAAGAACGAACAATTGCTAATGCGGAACGGGTGCTAAAAGACTATTGGAAATGGCGACTACGAGCTCGCAGGGTTAATTTCAACCTGCAAAGCCCAACAATGGACGGAATGCCTAAAAGTCCTAGCTATGGCAACCATATTGAAGACAAGCAAGTTAGTAAAGCTAACGATGATTTTATGGCTAATTTAGTTGTCAAGGTCATTGAAGCTGTCACAATTGATGAAGAAACGGAGAAATATTCAGAGCTATTAATGCTGCTCTATGTTAAACGGTATTCGAAAACTAAGTGCATGATTAGCCTGAATATCTCCGACAAAACATTTAACAAGTATTTGAAACAAGCCCAGTTAATGTTCGCTGAGATATATCCGGATGGCGTGGAAGACCTGATCGTTAAAAAGTATGAGCCAGAGATTATTGCTCACTACGACGAAGACTGAATTTACTCCGACAAAATTCCGAGTAAATTCCGACAAGTTTCCGTGTTGATTCCGGTAAATGAGTCAAAAAGGGGAGTAAATTAGTATTATCGAATGTTAGGTAAGCCACCCCAGCTTGTACGTCTAGCATTCATGTGGCCTTAGCTCAGTTGGTAGAGCACCTGACTGTTAATCAGGTTGTCGCTGGTTCGAGCCCAGCAGGCTACGTTAGATGGGCGCAGATGTACAGTTGCATTGCCTCCTTGATTAAGTTGATATGATCGCCCGTCTATTAAGCAGATATGATCTAATTGGCAAGATGGCGGTCTCCAAAACCGTCTATGTTGGTTCAAATCCAGCTATCTGTGTAGCCGGCGGATTTATAAGGGGTGATGCGCTCCTCTCTGCCACCGGCATTAGTCTATTAGTTAAGGCCCGGGGTCGGAACCGGGTTTTTGCTTTCTCTAAAATAATCGTTTTAGATTCCGATTGTTATATAATGAATATAATAAACAATTGGAGGAATTAATATGAATTCAGAAAGTCAAAGAAAATGTGATAACTGTGGTCGAATTAATAAAATTATTAAGTATTCTTACCCGGCTGCAGATGGATGGGATAACAGTTGTGATTGTGCATATTGTGGGCAAATGCTGTTTCCTATTAGCCGTAAAAGCTTTAATGATTATGTCGCATATAAAACAGAGCAGAAAGAATCATGAGCCAAGGTACCGATTAAGGTAAAGGAGGTGGCACAATGTCACGACCAATGCCCAGTAAATATGGCTACGATCCGCCAGAGTGGGTGCAGGCCGATGCTCGGCTAGATAGGTGGTACAAGGATAAGAAGCGTCGTGCTAAAAAGCATGGCGCTTTTCGTTTGGGTAAAAATAAGGAGGTTCAGCATGCGAGCACAAAAGAAACCAGTAGTTATTGAGTATGAAGTATTTCAAGATACGGTAACTTGCTTTAATGCATTACAAGATAAGCTAGGACTAGATCCACTTAGAGTAAGCTATCACGATCCGGATCACCCTATCTTAAAGATTGAAACTTTAGAGGGCACTATGACTGCTGATATCGGTGATTACATCATCAAAGGAGTTCACGGTGAGTTTTACCCATGCAAGCCTGATATTTTTAAGCAAACTTATGACTTACTAGATTAGTGAATTTCATATAAAAAATAAAGGAGGGCGAGCAAATGGTACATCATTATATAACGAAATACGACGAGAATAATCATTCTTACGTTGAGTCATGGATTCAAATTAATTTATTTAAACGTTGCTATTGTTTGTCAAAACGAATTAAGCAATTGAGCTAGATTAATTCCAAACCCGTCGATACCCGTCGATTTCGACTGGTTTAAAAACGGAGGTGTGGTGGTATGTAATGACACGTAAATTAACGCCAAAACAGCAGAAGTTTGCCGACGAGTATATCAAGTCTGGTAATGCTGCTGATGCGGCTCGTAAAGCGGGATACAAAGAGAATACTGCAAGGGTAGCCGGTGCTCAGAACTTAACAAAACTTAACATCAAAAAATACATTGATGAACAGATGAATGAGATAGCTTCCAAGCGCATTATGGACGCCACAGAAGCCGTTGAGCTACTTACTAGTATCGCTAGAGGGGAAACTAAAGAAACAGTTTATATTGGCACTGCTGACGGCGTTTATGAGAAACACAAAGAAGCTGACTTGAAAACACGGATAAGCGCTACTAAGGAGATACTTAAGCGGTATCCGGGCGATGATAAGCTAGTCAAAGCTCAAATCCGTAAAGCTGAGGCTGAAGCGGATATTGCGGAGGCTAAAGCTCGCATTATGAATGCCTCAACCGATAGTACTGAAGCAAAAGTTTCTGAATATCTGGATAAATTGGATGACGTCCTAGGTGGTGATAGCGATGGCAATTAGTGAGCTATATACGCCGAAACAAGTTCAAGTGCTGAAAACCTTGCGGCGGACGGACTGGCGACTACTGATAAACTATGGTGCTGTTCGGTCTGGTAAAACTGTCGTTGATAATGACGCCTTCTTGATGGAACTGCGGCGTGTTCGTCAGGTTGCTGACAAATTAGGGGTCAAGGAACCAATGTACATTTTAGCGGGGTATTCAAGCAAGTCGCTACAAAACAACGTATTACAGGAACTGACGAATAAATATGACATTAACTTTCAATTTGACAAACATAACTCTTTCACACTGTTTGGCGTGAAGATTGTGCAGACGTTTACCGGGTCCATTGCAGGGCTGGGTGCCATTCGTGGGATGACCTCGTTTGGGGCGTATATTAACGAAGCTAGCCTTGCTAATGAAGAGGTATTCAATGAAATCCTTAATCGGTGCTCAGCACAAGGTGCGCGAATTATTTGCGATACGAACCCAGACGTTCCGACTCACTACTTGAAAGCCAGCTATATTGATAACGATGATCCTAAAGCAGGAACCGTTAGTTTCCATTTTACAATCGATGATAATACCTTTTTGCCCCCACAATACGTTGAACATCAAAAAGCGGGTACGCCGTCCGGAATGTTTTACGACCGTGCAATACTCGGTCTATGGGTATCTGGTGAAGGTATGGTGTATAAAGATTTTAATAAGGACGAAATGATTATTCCACGGGCTCAATTGCCAGCAGACTTAACTTACTATGCGGGAGTCGACTGGGGCTATGAACATAAAGGAACGATTGTTGTAATGGCTGATGATCGAGTTGGCAATACTTATTTGATTGAAGAACATACACGTCAGTTTGAAGAGATTGATTACTGGGTAGAGATTGCAAAAGATATTCAGCGTCGCTATGGCCGAAATGTTAAGTTTTGGGCTGATAGCGCGAGACCCGAACACGTTGCACGCTTCCAACGTGAAGGGCTCAAGGCGTTCAATGCTAAAAAATCGGTTTTATCAGGAATCGAGTCGGTGGCTAAGTGCATGAAGCAAGGCCACTTTTTTGTTATCAAAGAAGCAATTGATGCGTTCTTAGATGAAATCTATCAGTATGTCTGGGATGAGGCTACGGGCTTACCCGTCAAGCTTAACGATGACGTAATGGACGCGTTACGGTATGCCGTCTATAACACACATGAACGGCTCAAGGCACGGACAATTAAGAAGCCAAAGGGATTAAGAGGATAGGAGGTGAGCGGATGCAGTATGATTTGAACAAGAAGCGCGGGTCCAACGTTGCGATTGACCGTGAATTGGCTGGCAATATTGAAAACCCTAGCTTTGATGTAATTAACTATGCTATCAATCAACAACAGCAACGTATTGACCGTTATAACATGTTGGAACACTACTATGAGGGTAATCAGCACATCTTAAGCCGAAATCTTGAGATGGCGGCTAAGTTGGATCGTGCAGATGAAAAGGTAATGACGAACCACGCCAAATACATTACTGACATGATTACCGGCTTTACAACTGGTAATCCGGTATCCATTTCACCGGCGAACGGCAAGGATATTAAAGCCATTACGGATGCTCAGGACCAAATGGATATTGATTCGCATAATACGGAGATGGAGAAAGATTTAAGCGTGTTTGGGTGTGCCTATGAGCTGCTATACATCAAAAAGGTGTCAGGCGCAACTACCGAGTTGGCAATTGAAAAAATTGATCCGCGCGGCTGTGTGCTGGTAACGGATGACACGTTGGATAAAAATCCGCTGTTTGGTATTTACTACGTGGAAAAGAAGGACCTGCTTGGTAATGCTAAGGGTTATTTGATTACTGTCTATACGGCCCACTGGATTATTCAGTATCGAACCAAGACAGGACGAGTGCTATCAGATGCTAATTTGGCAAGCAAACCTAAGGCCATTCAACATTATTTTAATGGTGTCCCACTTATTGAGTATCGTAATAACGAAGAGCGTCAAGGTGATTTTGAGCAAACGATTAGCCTAATTAACGCCTATAACGAATTACAGTCAGACCGTATCACCGATAAAAAGAACTTCGTGGATGCCTTGCTGGTAGTCTATGGCTTTACCCTAGATGAGGGCGAGGACGGTGAAGGAGCTAACTTGAAGGACGGTATCCTAGAAGCACCTGGTAAAGGTGACCAGGGTGCTAGCGTTGAATGGTTGACCAAGAGCTTTGACGAATCACAGCTACAAGTACTTGTTAAGTCGATTAAGAATGACATTCATCAAACGTCTTACGTCCCTAACATGAATGACGAAAACTTTGCAGGGACGATTAGCGGTGAAGCTATGAAATACAAGCTGTTCGGTTTACTCCAATTGTTAGCGACTAAGCAGCGATACCTAACGCGGGGTATTCGGCAGAGACTACGCTTAATGCAGAATATTATGACGTTTAAAGGCCAGTCGGTAGACGCTTCTGGGGCAACAATTAATATAGTTCCTGATATTCCTGTCAATATGGCAGATGTCATCAATAATATTAAGAATGCTGAGGGTGTTATTCCGCAATTAGTGTCCCTCGGGTGGTTGCCTGGGACCAATGACCCGCAAGAGTTGATTAAGATGCTGGATCAGGAAAAGGAAAAAGCACTCAAACTACAGCAGAAAGCTATGGGCGGCGAGCCCGCCACAGATAACGAGGAGGTAACTGCGGATGATTCTGGCAACGTTTCAATTAAACAAAAAGCAGGTAGTGAGTTATCAGATAACGGGCCACGCGAATAGTGCTATTAAGGGCCATGACCTAGTTTGTGCTGCTGTTTCGGTGCTTGGCCAAGTCATCACTAATGAGCTATCTAACGCCACTATTAACGAAAATGGTGGCTTGTTTATTGGATTGATTGAGCCCAGTGCTGATAACAAAGTTCTGTGTGAGACCTTATTACACGGACTACAAGATATTTCAGCACAATATCCTCAGAATTTGCAAGTGGTGGTGAAGGGCAATTAACTCAGAATTGAATAAAATCATTAAAACGATTGGTGTATTTGTGATCGTGATAATTAAAATGCTTGGATTAGTTTCGCTTGGATGGAAGCCAATTACAGGCATTTTAATTTTGCTGTATTTGATTTTATAAGCTCGGAGGTGTAGGAGTGGCGGATGACAAACGCAAGTTAAGTTACTGGCAACTGCGAGCCGTTCAGAGCGAACAGAAATCACATGATGCTGCAACCAAACAAGCGACTATCATTGCAAGGGCGTACATGCGTGCTCAGAACTATTTGACTGGCGAGGTATCACAGATATACAAACGATATTTTACGGACGGTAAAGCGACGGAGGCCGAGGCACAACAGATTCTAAACACCAATGTTAGTCCGACTGAGTTAGTAACGTTACGGGCCCTGGCTGATAATGTCAGTGATAAGGAGTCAAAGAAGCAAGTGACTAACTACTTATCACAGATGGCGGCTAAGGGCCGCATTACCAGATTGGAAGAGCTCAAGGCTAAGAGCTACATTGCGGTGAAACAAGCGGCATCTGTTGAGATTGAGAAGTCCACGGACCTTTATACCAAGGTAATTCAAGAAGCACTTGATCAGGCAACTAACGAGAGTATTATAGGCGGCTTTGATAGGGACGTTGTGTTACCAAGTACACCTAGCAAGCCACAGAATAGCACTAGAACTATTTATAATCCTGAAACGGGTAAGATAGTGGAAGTCCCAACTCAGTCAGACGAAAGCTTAGATCGCTTTAAAGAGGTGTCTGGAAAATATGTTAAAGCTGCACTTGATACACCGTTTGAAGGCAAGAACTATTCTCAACGGATTTGGCATAATACTGATAAGTTAGCAGAGCGTCTGAGCGAGCTATTCACGGCACAACAAATGAGTGGCATGCGTGAGCGTGATATGAGACAAGCGCTAATGAAAGAGTTTGGTACCAACGCTTTTAATACACGTCGATTAATTCGGACGGAGGCCAACTACTTCCATAACAAAGTAAAGCTTGACGAGTGGAAACGACGAGGTGTTAAGCAATATCAATTGGTTGCGGTACTTGATATGCGTACGTCAACAATTTGTCGGGATATTGATGGTAATGTCTATGAAGTTGATCAGGCTAGCGTGGGCGTTAATTACCCACCGTTACATCCTAATTGCAGGACTGTAGCTATCCTCTATCGCGCTGACAGTAAGTACATGTTACCACGCACAGCTAACGATCCAGTTGATGGTAAGCTAATTAAATTAAAGCCTGATGCTATATATGCTGACTGGAAAAGAGCTTTAGTGATGAAGCATGGTGATTATGGGGTTAGTGTGTTTAAGCAAAGAGCTACTAGTTATCATTCGGATAAAGATCTGTGAGGTTTTTAATTTGACCTGAGCATGTCATTAAACTACTCAAACTAAATAGCATGCGTGGGTCTGATAATGACGCCACGGTCAATTTAGCACAATGTGTGGGGCTCTTAGAGTAATGCACGGGGTGCTTTTTTTGTGGACTGAGTTATCGGAAATGCGTAGGCGTGGAGGAATTTAATTATGAAAAAGCTACTCAAACTAAAGATGAATTTACAGATGTTTGCTGACGGTGATAATGGAACTGGCGGGGATGAAGGTGGCAATCAGACGGCTGATAGCACGCCTAACACAACCGACGCCAATCAAAATAGCAACAATGACGACTCTGACCAAGACAATCAGGCAGATACGCCGTTTAAATCGTTTGCTAGTGAAAAGGACTGGCAATCAAGTGTTGATAAGCTGATTGCTTCGGCAATTAAAACACATGATGAAAAACAGGCTAGTGAAGCTCAGCAGCAAAAAGATTACGACAAGATGACTGACCTGGAAAAGGCCAACTATGATAAAGACCAATTAACCAAGCAACTTGCTGAATCACAGCGTCATGGAACTATTGTTGAAAATAAAGCCAAAGTGACGGCTCGACTGGGTGCAGACGATTTGCCGACAGCACTGATTGCGGCTTTTGGTGATGATGTTTTAGCAGATGATAAAGGCATTGAAGCGGCTTACACTGCAATCAGCAAGGCATTTACAGAGAGTTTACAGCAAGCAATCGATAAGCGAATCGCAAGCAGTGGGACCACATTGCCGGGTGCTAATACATCCGCAAATAAATCTGAAGGTGCAACAGCAGCTGAAAAATTAAATAACTCGCAAAAGCCAGCAAAGTCCAGTTTATGGGCGACAAAATAGGGAGGTACTAGATTATGGCTTATGTATTTGATAAAGGAACAGTAGAACAAAAGAATTTCATGGCATCTGAAAAGTTCGTATCATTCTCACGGCAGGTTGATGACACCAGTTACGCGGTGAAGACGGATGCTTTTGGACATAAAGTTATTCCAGCCGGCACGATTTATCCAACTAATGACGCTAAGGCGGAAGGAATCACGATTAACGAAGTGGACGTTACACATGGTCCTCAAATGGTTGGCGTGATTGTTGAAGGCTATTTATTTGGCCAACGCTTACCAGTGGCGCCAACAGCTGAGGCTATCACGGCATTAAAGAAGATTACTTTCACTGATACGGACGCCGCCGCCAAACCACAAGCCTAATTAAAGGAGGAGAAAACAAATGGCTCAAATTTCAGATTTATTCACGCAACATGATTTAATCGATTTTTCATTGAATCGGCAGTATCCAGCGATGCAAGGTGATGAACTATTCCCAGCAATCAAAGTCAACTCACTAACTGTTGATATCTTGAAACGTCAAAATCGAATCCCAGTGATTGCATCCTATGCGGCTTTTGATAGTGAAGCCGAAATTGGCAGTCGGTCTGCCTCGGGCGCTGCCATCGAACTGGCTTTGATTAAGCGCAAGATGCAGATTAAAGAAAAAGATTTGTATGCGATGCTCAATCCGCGGACGCCTGCAGAAGCTAGCTACTTGCAACAACATGTTTATAACGACTTTGATGTGCTCAATCAAGGCGTTTTAGCACGAATTGAAAAGACCGCTATGGACGTTTTAGCAACAGGTAAGACTATTTTGCCAGATGAAAGTGGTAAACTTGCTGTCCAACTTGATTATCAAGTTCCGACTGAACATCAGGAAGCTTTGACTGGAGCTGCTACATGGGATAACGGCGACGCGGATATCCTTGGTGATATTACGCGCTGGTGCGATAAGATGGATATTACACCAACCCGGGCGCTAACTAGTCGGAAGATTTATCGATTGATTACGACTAATACCAAAGTTCTACAAGCCGTGTATGGTAACTCTACTCGGGCACTTGGACAAGCCGACTTTGACACCTTCATGCAGGCACAAGGTTTACCAATTTTTCGGACTTATGATCAAAAATATACCCAAGTCGGAAAAGATGGCAAGATTACCAAGAGTCGTTACTTCCCAGAAAATCGACTTGTCTTAATGAACGATGACCCGATTGGTAATAAAGTGTTTGGACCAACTCCAGAAGAGTTAGCACAATTCAGTGGCCCAGCGCAAATTAACGCTGTGGGTAATGTTTACGATATGATTTATACCGAAACTAATGATCCAATTGGGACTTGGGAAAAAGCCTCAGCAGTTGCGCTTCCAGCGTTTGCCGCGGCGGATGAGGTATTTCAAGCTCAGGTTTTAGCCTAGAGGTGATTGATAATGAAGGTTCGCGTTAAAGATTACCCAATTCGGTATAAAGATACTCGGTATAAAAAAGGTGATGAGCTCAGCATTACGCAAGACGCGTTCAATGATGAGCTTTTTGTTTGTCTTGATAAGCAGAAGGACGAGAAAACTGCTGATAATGCTCAGTTAGAAACAGACGACGAAGAATAGAGGATGATCGTATGGCTAAACCAAGCCCACCAGATAAGGCGGGACAATTGACAAGACTATATACGCGATTAGGTGTTGAGAAAGACACGCCGGATGCTGCGGTGGTTGATGACATCTTTGATGATGCTGTTCAAACGTGCTTGGATTATACCCGGTCTTCACTCTCGACACCGATTCTAATTCAGGCAAAACGGCTTGCCATTATCATGTACAACGAGCAAGGAACAGAAGGCGAAGCATCGCGGTCAGAAGGCGGCGTTTCTCAATCGTTTGAACTGGGACTACCTAACATAATTAAAACCGCGCTAGCACCTTACCGAGTCGCGAAAACGAGGCGATTCTAATGCGCCTTAGACCAACAGACCTGACAACTGTTTATTTACGACAACAACAATCAGGTCACGATGATGAAGGTAATGTCATTACGGCGGGATGGAGCAATCCAATTGCAGTGAGGATGAACATTCAAGCTGCTGGCGGTTCAGTGAATGCGCAAATCTGGGGCAAAGACCTTAAGTACATTAAATCTGGTAAGTATCAAGGTAATCAGATCAATGAAGGTCAACAAGAAAATTGGGGTGTTTGTGTCAATGTTACTAAAGATAGCGAGCCAGATTACGTTATCAATTCGATACAAACATTCAGCACCCATAAAAATATCACTTTAGAGCAACGTAAACGAGGCGAATAGGATGGCTGAAGTTGAATGGCGTGGCAGTGATAAGCTGAAAGCTCAGCTCAAAAAAATGCCCAGTGTGGTTCACGATGCCATCTGGGATGCTACTTTTGATGTTGTTGAGAAAGCAGAGGGCTATGCAGTCAAAGAACTTCAATCCAGTGTTAAGTATGGAAATGGTGAGTTGGCTCGAAGTTTTAAATATGAGGTTGTCGATAGTGATGGCAAGATTGTCGGTCGTGTCTGGTCCGATGACCCAGTAGCGCTATTTCGTGAGCTCGGTACTGGACGAGTGGGTGAGGAGTCGCAAAAAGATTTACCCGATGGATTTACACCAGTGTACAGGCAAACGCCTTGGTTCATTCCTGCTGATGACGTTGATACTGACCTGAGTGAACTGTATGGTATGCCTAAAATCGAAATCGACGGACACACATTCTATCGGACAAGCGGTCAACCCGCCCGCCAGTTTTTAACCCCCGCCGTCAAACAAGCCAGTCGTGAGGCACCAGAGATGATTAAGCAGAGTGTGGAGGCCGCACTCCATAACAAATTAGGGGGTAGTTGATGGTAATTATTAATGTGAAGTCAGTAGTGTATCAAGCACTAAAGGCTATACCGGAAATTAAACAGGTCTCAACCACGTACCCAGATAATTTAACGGTGTTCCCAATCGCTGTATACAACACGGCACATAAAGCCTATTTTCGTGATGCTAATCAGCAAGAGTTGCAAACGGAATGGACGATCACAATTGACCTCTTCTTAAAAGAAGGTAGCACAACGGCAATCACGAATAAGCTCATGTCATCATTTGGTGATATGGGCTTTTCAAGCGATGTTGGTGATAGCAATTTAGCGGGTGTGAATCGCACTGTATTACGATTTACTGGTGTTGTTGATAACACTAGTCACCGCGTATTTGAAAGTTGAAAGGATGATTGAAATTGAAAAAGAATTTAACAGTATTTGATTTACAACGATTTGCTGCAGACGCTAGTGCCGGGCTTGCCGGAACAGGGACCAAGCTTGAAATGTCAGTGGATGGCACTAAGTTTGATGAAATTGGCGGTATTAAGACCGTTCCTGACATGGGTTCAGACCCAGAAAATATTGATGTGACTGATTTATCAGATACGAAAAAGAAGTCAGTTCCTGGGATTGAAAATACATCAACGTTAGCTTTTACCTTTGTGTACAAGGGCAGCAACTTTGCAACGGCTTTAACGCACAATGGTGACAATAAGCAATATAAATGGAAGGTCACTTATCCTGATGGGATGACAGCTTCTTTCACTGGCTCATATACCGTCAAAATGGGTAACGTTGCTGTCAACGGAGCACTTGAATACACGATTTCGATTATCGTATCGGACGGACCGGACTTTGCAACGGCCAGTAGTAGCGCCGGAGCTTAGAACCGTCACATTTTATCCAGATAATAATTAACTTGAGTAAGAGACGAGTAGGCCAGCAGGCTGATATGAGACGAATAATAAAAATGGAGGAACTACGTTATGACAGTAAAGAAAGCAACTAAGAAGTTTGAAATGGGTGGATTACAACTTGAATTAAAGTTAACGGGCCGTGATATTTTGAATATTGAAAAACGCTTGGGTAAATCTATGATGTCGCTCTTTATGAGTGCGGATGGCGGAATGAAATTGCCACCATTGAATGAAATGCTTATCGTATTGCAAGGTTCGAACCAAACTCACGGCGTTACTGATAACGACATTTTTGCTGCCTTTGAAAAATATTTTGATGAAGGTCATGCCCCAATGGATTTATTTACAGTGCTAACAGACTTATTCCAGGAATCTGGTTTTTTCGGCAAGACAGCTTCGGCTTCGAAGACGAATACGGAATCGGAAGTCACTCTGGACAACGAACCAACGACCGAGACGACACTTTAAGCAATAATTACCAGACTGTTTCTGAGTTGCTAAGTGCTATTTATCCATTGGCCGTGCAATCCGGGATTGATTCTGACCACTTTTGGGAACTTGATTTTGGTGAACTCATGGTTCAAGTAATCGCAAATAATCGTAACCGTATAGATGATATGCGAATGAGAGCGGTAATGGATCACAAGCAAGCTGAGATGATGGCATTTGCTTTGAACGACCCTAGCAAAATGCCATCGGTTGAAGAGGCTTATCCATTTATCAAAACAGCGACTAGTACATCGTCGGATTCTGTTCCTGAATGGAAACGGGACCAGTTGCTTCTAATGCAGCAATCGCAAAAGATTAAGACAGCCCGAAAATTCAAAAAAACTACATAGGAAGGGGGAAACAACGTGGAACTTGAAGAAATTGAACTGCTATTCAAAGTGAACACTGAACAAATGGAACAACAATTTGCCAAGGTTCAACCGATGATTGATAAATTGATGGGGAAGACCGCTGATAGTGCGAAGTCCGGTATGGACAAGACCGAGCAGTCGATGGATGTTTCTAAAGGTGTTCAAAAGTTGCAAGACCAGTTGTCCGGTTTGAACGAGACTATCAAAACTGCATTCGAACGAATGAGTAGCTCGACATCTACCGGGGCTAGCAAGGTCAACCAGAATGCTGGCAAGATGTTTACCGGTAGCCGGGTTAAGGTAAAACAGGACTTACAGGCCATGCTGAGTGATATCAATGCAAAGATGGATCAGGTCCGAGCTGCTCAAGCCAAGATGCGTGACTTAATGAATCAAAAAACGTCCTTGAATACCGCTCAACAGAATGGGACGCAAGGAATTAAAATTGATAATCAGGTTGCGTCCGCTCAAGCTCAGATGACGCGTTATCAAAACCAAGCTAAAGCTCTAGCCCAATCAATGCGACAAGAATTTAAAGCGGTGCCGGACTCACTGCGGCAGATTTCTAAAGCTATGGATCAAAACGAAGTTAAAATTGAAACCTATCGGCGTCAGTTGAAGGCGTTGCAGGGCTCCTATCGTGATGTTCAGTATTCTATGAAGACGATGGGTGCCAGCGACCGGCTGACCAAGCAAAGCACGGCACTTGAAAAGAGCATCATGAGCACACGCGATAAGATGAACAAGCTCATTAATTCCAATGATAGTCTGAACAAGAGCTATGCTTATGTTTCTGATCGTGGTGACGAACTTAAATCTGTAATTGGTAAGCTCAATACTGAGATGGGTGAATCCGGGACGGCTGCTACACGAGCGGCAGGTTCGTATAATCGTTTCGGCAGTGCGGCAAGTAGCGCAATGAATAAAGCATCAGGTTCCGGTAAGGGGCCTTCTAATTGGTTCAGTCGCATTAGCAACGGTATTCAAGGTGCAACAAGTCGGATACGCAATTTTGGAAATAGTAGTAGTTCTTCAATGAACAAAGCCTCTTCTAGTGCTAGACGGACCAGCGGGGCCCTGGGCGGCATTGCCCAGCAGTTGAAGTACCTCCCATCACAATTAATCGTATTTGGGTTGCTGTACCAAGGCTTGACGCAACTTGCTACTGGGATGATGACAGCATTTAAGACGAACGCGCAGTTTGCAAGTAGTCTGAATCAAATCAAGGTCAATTTACTCACAGCGTTCTATCCGATTTACAACTTTGTACTTCCGGCTGTCAATGCATTAATGTCGTCATTATCTAAAGCGACATCATGGTTGGCACAGTTCACATCAGCACTAACGGGTATGAGCTATTCCAAGGCGCGGCAAGGTGCTCAGGGACTTTATGAGCAATCTAAGGCACTAAATGACACGGCTGCCGCTTCTAGCAAAGCTTCTGCTTCTGTTAAGAAGGCAAACGAAGAGATTCGAAAGCAAAATGCGGCTCAGGCTAAATCAGTTCGTGAAGCAAATGCTCAAATTCGGGCGCAAAATCAGGCTCAAGCAGCCTCAGTTCGTGAGGCTAATCGACAAATTGCGGAGTCGAACAAACAAGGTGCTGCCAAAGTTCGTGCTGCTAACGCGGCAATTGAAGCCGCCAATAAACGTTCTCAGGCTTCCATGGAAGCAACCAAGAAAAAGAACAAAGAACTCATGCAGTCTTTAATGGGATTTGATGAGCTCAATGTCTTGGATAAGAGTAGCGATGATGAAGACTATTCCTACGATAAAAAGCCTAAAGAGACATTTACGCCGCAAGAAATGCAAGCTGCGCCAGAGTCAACACCCACGCAAAGTGCACCAGAAAGTACACCGTTGCAGTCGACGGATGACATTGGTAGTGAAGCCGGTAATGATGGTGTTAATTTTGGTGTTCCGTTAGGTCAGTCATTCAATAGCGCAACGGATGCAGCAAAAAAGTTACAAAAAGTTTTAGGTGAACTTTTTGATCCAATGAAGGCGGCGTGGGACGCCAAGGGTAAGTCGGTAGTAGATGCGGCTAAGTATGCTTGGAAAGAGGTCGGACGCGCCCTTGGTGATGTTGGTCGGTCGTTTATGCATGTATGGGATAACGGCACTGGTCAGAAAACAGTAGAAGCTATCTTACAATTGTTAGCAGACATGCTTAATATTATTGGCGATATTGCCAAAGCTTTCTCACAAGCATGGGAAGGTGGCGGCGGTCGTGGTACTAAGCTAGTCCAAACCATTTTTAATTCGCTAAATAATGTATTGAAACTGATACATGATATTGCCACTTCATTCCGTAGTGCATGGAATGGCGGCAATCTGGGCGAACGGATTTTTGCCAATCTTATTACGTTGGTGACAAATTTAGTCGGTCTGATTGGTGATATCGCTAAGGCGTTTGATAATGCATGGAATCATGGCAACACTGGTACCAAGCTTATTCAATCAATTTTAAATGCATTGAACGCTGTAATAAAAGTGCTTAATAATATTGCAGTAGCATTTCGTAATGCTTGGAATAGTGGTGCGGGTGAGAAAATTGCATCAAATCTCTACAAGATATTCACAAACATCTTTAATACTGTTAGTGCACTTGGCGGTCAATTTGATAAGGCTTGGCAACATGGTGGTGTTGGTACATCTATTTTTAAAACGCTGCTCGGTATGGTTAATGACATGTTGGGTGCATTAAATGACATGTCAGGAGCAACAGTTAAGTGGGCTTCTAAACTTGACTTTACGCCCTTACTGCAATCGATTGATAGATTACTAAAAGCGATTAGACCAGTAGTCAAAGACGTATGGAATGGTTTGGATTGGGGATATCAGAATATCCTGTTACCATTGGCCAAATACACGATTACTAATTTAATCCCAACGTTCTTCGATGCATTAGCTGCGGCGCTTAAGTTAGTTCACAGCATTATTCAAGCTTCACAGCCAGCCTTTAAATGGATATGGGATTCGTTCCTTAAGCCATTAGCAAAGTGGACTGGTGGAGTTATCGTTGGCGTGCTTAAGAAGTTAGCAGATGCATTAGGCGGGATTTCCAGTTGGGTAGATAAACACCATACGGCCGTTGAAGCAATGGCGAAAGTCTTAGTAACTATGTTTGCGTTTAAAGTAACAATGACGGGGCTAAGCAATGGAATAGGACTACTTGGAAAATTAGCTGATAAAGCGGCTATTATTGGTGGTAAAGGGCATGTTCTCAGAGACTTTTTTAAAGGGATTACTGGAATTGATAAGCTAGAAGAAGCTGTTGGCAGCGTGAAGACATTATGGTCGCTTGCAAAAAAGAAGTGGTCAGATTATGCTACTGCATTAGCAGATGGTTGGAAGGCGCTCAAGAGTTGGTCTGTGTGGTCTAAACTGGCCGCTGCTGGACAAGCCATATTTAATGCAGTAATGGATGCTAATCCGATTGTGCTTGTTATTAGCGCAATTGCCGCTTTAGTTGCTGGCTTTGTATTACTCTACAAGCATAACAAGAAATTTAGAGATTTTTGTAATTCTGTGTGGAAGAATATAACCAAATGGTTTGGAGATTCAATCGATTGGATCTCTAAAAATTGGACTAAAATAATTGGTTTTATTATTAATCCGGTTGGCACGATTGCTTCCTGGTTCCTTAAAGATACAAAAACAGGTAAGAATATTCTTAAATGGGCATCGAAATTACCGGGTAAAGCCTCCGATTGGGCTAAGAGTGTTGGTAAAAAGGTTGGGACCCATATAACTAATGCTAAGAAGGATTTCCAACAAGCAGGAAAGAATATTGGTAATTGGACTACTGGGTTTGTTGGCGGTGCTAAGAGAACTGTTAACACTTGGGCATCGAATATTGGCAACGGTGTTCACAAGAAAGTCTCTGATGGTAAAAAGGCTGCTCAAGAAGCGGGTAAAAAGATTGGTAACTGGACGTCTGAGTTTACGAGCAAATCTAAAGGTGCAATCGTCGGTATTCGAAAATGGGCATCAAATATTGGTAGTAATGTTAATACTAAAGTTGAAGATGGCAAACGATTAGCCAAGAATGCGGGTAGTAAGTTAGGTTCATGGGTTAATAACTTTAGAACAGGCGCAAGTAAGACTGTCTCTAGTTGGGCTGGAAGTTTAGGCTCGAAGACTAATTCTGGAATGGGGAGTTCTAGGACGGCTGCGTTAAGAGCCGGTACTCGGTTAGGTAATTGGGTTGCCTCGTTTAGAACTGGCACGGGTAAAACAATTGCAAAATGGGCCGGTGGTTTAGGCGGTAAAATTGGTGGCGGTCTTTCATCTGGTTGGAAGTCTGTAAAAAAGGGTTCTGCAGATGTTGCTAATGCAATTATTGGTACGATTGGAAAAGCCGTTAATGGCGTTATCGATGGCATTAAATGGATTCTCAATCACGTAGGCGCCTCCAGCAAAGCAAAGTCATTGAGCCACTGGAGTGTTCCTTCATTTGCAACTGGTGGTCGCCATAAAGGTGGTCCAGCAATCGTTAATGATCAGGTTGGTGATAAGTATCGTGAAGCATACAAGTTACCAAATGGACGAACAGGTCTTTTCCCAGCCGTTCGCAATATGATGGTCAATCTTCCGAGAGGTACTCAAATTCTCAATGCGGCACAAACGGCTCGTAAAGTAACAGCAATGGTGCCACACTATGCCGGTGGTATTGGAGACTTTGATTTTGACTTTTCAAGTATTGGTAACTTCAATTTGCCAAGTTTCAACTTTAGCATGCCGAATTTTGGTGATTTGTTCAGTGGTATAGGGGACAGTGTAGGCAGTTTTGCCAATGGTGTGAAAGATACGGCAAGTGATATCTGGGACGATGTCACGCACCCTGAAAAAGTATTGAAAGCTGCTATGAACAAGTTTGTTAAATTTACCGGCTTAGGTGGCTATCCGCTAGATGTTGCTAAAAGTATGGTGGATTTTAGTGTTGATAGTGCTAAAAGTTGGGTCGGTAAGATTCTCAAAGAATACGGCGAGAGCGAAGGACCAAATGGTGGTGCAATCACTCATTCAATGATTAGTCGCGCACTCGAGATGACTAAAGTTCCTAAATCGCGGTGGTCAAAGATGCAACACGATATCATTGAAGTGGCTAAGTCAGAGACCGGGAATCGAAATATTATGCAGACAATTACTGATGTGAACTCGCTAGCTGGTAATCCTGCAGGTGGACCACTACAGTATGTCAAGTCAACCTTTGATGCATTTGCTTTTCCTGGACATCATAATTTCAGATCATCATTTGACCAAGTGTTGGCTTATCTGAATAACTCAGACTATTACAATGCTGCTGGTCATACAGTCATTTGGGGCACGCCTAAATTTGATTGGTTGCACAGTGGACCGATTGGGCACCGCCGTTTTGCTAACGGCGGTCTTGTTGATACTCATCAAATGATCGAAGTGGCTGAACAGAATAAGCCGGAAATGGTTTTACCTTTAACTAACATTCCACGGTCAATGCAATTGATTAAGCAGGCACTAAGCTTCATGGGACAAACATTCAGTGATGGCTTACAAATGCCCGCAGCTTTAACTCAGTCGATGGATATGAGCAGTCTGGCTAGTCAGCCAAGTAGTACGAGTACACAGAGTATGAATAGTGGTGGCATTAACGAGCTTGGAACAAGCATCGTTAACGCGATTGTACAGGGCTTACAAATGACAAACGTTGGCGGCAGCATGAACAATCAACCGATCAATGTGAACTTGACGTTGCAAGTTGGTGATGAGAAGTTCGGTAATGCTGCTATTAAAGGCATTAACGCGGTAAATCAGAAGAATGGTAAAAACATGTTGAGACTATAGGAGATGATTACGATTGACATATTCACTGAAGATTGGTGGGACAGTGGTTAAAGCACCACAGTCCCTAGAAGTTGCAATCCAAGATATTGATGCAAAAGCATCACGTGACGCGAATGGGCTTTTGCATCGAGACCGTGTCGCAATCAAACGCAAGCTAACGGTAAAATGGGGACCGCTAACATTGGCTGAGAATAGTACAATACTAAAAGCTGTCTCTGGACAGTTTTTTTCTTGCAGTTATTTAGACCCACAAGAAGGTGCAGTAGTGACCAAGACATTTTATGTTGGTGATCGGACTGCACCGACTTATACACTTAATCCATTGACATCAGATTATATTTGGCAGAATGTTTCAATGGATTTCATTGAACAGTAGGCGGGTGAAAATTAATGATTAAGCAATCTGATTTAGCCCTCGCTGCATGGAAGGCAACTGAACGGACGTTGGATGCAGTTGTCACAATTAACAAGATTGACTATAAAACGACAGATATTGCATCCATTTCATATGACGCAGGTGGCTATACTGGAGATACGTTTGGTATTGGCTCGAATTATGAAAACAGCGTGACAATTAAGTTTTCGCACTTAATTGAAGGACTTAAACCCGGCATGACGGTATGGCCTAAGATTGGTATAAAAACATCTAATGGCTATGAGTATAGCTCGCTTGGTCTTTTTATCGTATCAGATGACATTCAAATGGACCGAAACAACGATGAGACAACAATTAAGGCATATGACCAGATGTGTCTATTGGAGGGTACCTACACTTCTAAGTTAACTTACCCTGCGAAAATGACCAGTGTGATTGCAGAAATTGCAAATTTGGCTGGCGTGTTACTCAATACAACTGACATTAGTCGTTTGCCTGTACAAGTTAACTTACCGAGTGCTATTACCGGTCAAACGTATCGAAATGCAATTGGCATGATTGCTCAATTTTATGCTGGATTTGCAACGTTTGATAGGGACGGCAAATTAACAATTCGAACGATTGCAGAGCCAGATTATACATTAGACCCGAGCCAATATGAACAAGGTGGCTTAACAAAAAATGAAGCACCATACAAAATTGGCGGTATTCAGTGTGAGGTCACAACGACTACTACGGATTCAACAGGTCAGAGTACCGAAACTACAAACACGCTTCAAGCAGGGGCAGCATCAGGATCACAGATTAAACTCACCAACAATTTGATGACAATGGATCGCTTAACATCAATATGGCAACAGTTACAGAGCTTGACCTTCTACCCTTTCAGTTTGAATTGGTTTGGCAATCCTGCAATAGAAGCTGGCGATTGGCTAACACTACAGGATACTAAAGGGAACAAGTTCAACGTGCCTAATAATGGTTATACTATGACGTTTGATGGCAGTTTGTCTGCTGTTTCTAAAGCAGATCAGACCTCAACCTCTAGTAGTAGCTATGCTTGGCGAGGCGAGCTATCACAATATGTTGCTGACTTAGGTGGACGGCAAGGTGCTTCGGGTAACTATATCTATGGTACAGATACAACTGAACCGCCATACGGAGCTAAATTTAACGATATCTGGTACAAGCAGAACGGTAATAAAATTGAATTGTGGACTTACGAGCGTCAGGCAGATGGAACTGGTAAATGGGTACTTACTGTGTCGGACTCTACTGGGGAAGAAGTGAAAGCAAAAGTTGACCAAGTGGAACTGGAAGCTAAGGCTAGTACAGATGCAGCTAAAGCGGCCAGTGATAAGGCTGACCAGCTTGCGGCCAAGTACGACGATACAAATGCATTAGCTAATCAAGCACTGGGTCAAGCAGTAGGCGCTCAAAGTGACGCTAGTGCTGCAGTTGCTACAGCAAACTCAACAGCCTCGGAATTCGGAAAAGTTAGTCAAAAAACAGATAGTGCCTTAACTAGTGCAGTTAATGCTCAAAGCGCCGCTAGTGATGCAGTTAAACAGTCTTCTTCTGCGGCCGCTGATTCTAAAGATGCCAAACAAATTGCCGGGGCAGTTAGTCAGAGTTATAAGACTTTGACTGACGGTTCGACTATGACCATTGCCGAATTACAGAATGGTCTAGCTGCCAAACTGACTAAAACTGATTTGGACGGTTACGCTACTCAAACATGGGCACAAAATCAGATTAAGATGACGGCTGATGGGATTAACGGAACCATGTCCAGTATCAAGAGTACTGTCGATGGTCAGACAACCAGTATTAATGACCTCCAGGCGGACTCGAGCTCATTTAAGAGCCAGTTTACGACAGTCAATAATGATCTCGGTAAGCAAACTACCGACATTGGTACTTTACAAGCTACATCTAAAGAGTTAACGACCGGGTTCAATACGTTAACAACTGACAATACGACTAACAAGAATGACATTAGTCAACTTAAACAGACTGCCACAGAAGTCAGCACTACCTTAGAAACTGTTCAGACACAAGTCCAAGATAGCGCTGTGGGAACGAACTTGTTATTGGATTCTCAAACACAGAAGAGGAAACCGTCTTGGTTTACTCAGAACAATTCCTGGACTGAGGATCGGGGAACTTATCTTGGATCAAATATAGAGTACGTTGGGGGACCATGGGGCAATGCTCGATACAGTTATAAAGATCTATTAGACCGAGATGCCATTAATACCACGGATGACTTTACCTACTCTATTTACTTTAGAGTAGTTGGAGAAGATCCAGCAGGAATGTCGTATGCCTACATTGACTTTTTATCAAGTGCAACCACAAAAAATGGTTCTATACCTCTTAAACTAACCAGCTTAAAAGAGGGACAGTGGGCACGAATAGTGGTTCCTCTCAAGTTTATCGATGTTGAATATGACCCAGCCAAGGCTTATAACTATGCAATACGTATTGAAATGTCAGCAGCGCCAAAAGTAGCTGGGGCACGGTATGAGTTTGCAGCGCCAAAACTTGAAAAAGGATTAGTAGCCACTGATTTCTCGGTCAATCCTGAAGACACAGCTACTGTGAGTGCTTTCTCCAAGCTTTCTCAAACTGTGGACGGTATGCAACTTGATATTTCCAAGAAAATTGAGCAGACTGATCTCAACGGATATGCCACCCAAACATGGACACAAAATCAGATTAAGTTAACTTCTGATAGCCTTAGTGGAACTTTGTCCAGTGTTAAGAGTACCGTCGATGGTCATACAACTAGTATCAATACCCTTAAAGCTGATTCTAGTGGGTTTAAAGCTCAGTTTACGACTGTTAACGATACTATCGGTAAGCATACTACTGATATTGGTACGCTCCAGTCAACCACTAAGTCTTTATCTGCTAGCTTTGATTCTTTGAACACTGACAATGCCACTAATAAGCACGATATTAGTCAGTTGCAATTAACGGCTAAATCGTTCAGTAGCACTTTAGCAACTGTTCAGCAGCAGGTTACAGACAGTTCAGTAGGAACTAATTTGCTTGCGAATACAGCGGATAATGGTGTTGGCCCTGTCTCAATCCAAGGGGATACCTCTGACATAGTTCATAGTGGGCCAATAACTAGAAACTCAAGTTATCTTGAAATGACTAGTACTGGTGCTTCTGAACTGTATTACAGATTCTCTAATACCAATGCATCCATGCATAATCTAAAACCTGGTCAAACGTATACAATCCAAGGAGAAGTGTACGTCAATAAAGGCGAAGTGCGGTTTAGATCCCAATTTCAGTCCAATGGGGGCTGGGGTGACTACTCAGGGTCTGTTTCTGGTAACTTAGCTTCTAATACCTCTGGATTTACAAAAGTTAAGTACACATTCACAATACCAGAAAATGCAACTGCAGTTTATATTAGCTGGCAAGTATTCAACTTTGATTCATCGACTGTATTTAGGTTCAGAAGAATGAAGCTTGAAATTGGAAGAGTAGCAACCGATTATTCCACTAGTCCGTTAGACAATGCAACAATCACAGCACTTTCAAGTATTTCGCAAACTGTTGATACAATCCAAACAACAGTACGTGGAAAGGTTGATAACGACACTTATCAGTCAAAGATGACTCAATTGGATAACCAGATCACTACTAAAGTATCACAAGGTGACATTACAAACGAAAATATTCTGCCATATTCTGGTTATTGGTCAGATTTGACGGGCTGGACACTAATGAGCTGGGGAGCTGCAGATAGAAATTTAAATCTAATTCATCACAACTTCTATCATAATGCGGTTGATGCAACTTTATGTGTTGGGACAGCTATGGCTGACACTGCAGCTGCAGGCTCAACAAAGTTTAACGTCATACCAAATACAACCTACACCATGACTTTCTGGGGTTTTGCTAGTTCTAATGTGAAAGGAACCAATGTATATGTTCTAGGTCGCACCTTTGCATCTGCAAAAGACTATGACTACGTGCATAATGTGCAGACAAATTTGATTATGTCACCAAGTGGGATAAATAAATACACTGCAACATTTACTACCAATTCGGATGAGACGCAGGCGTATGTTCGATTGGATAATCAAGGTTCTACCAATGGTCAAAGCTCTGGCGCATATTTTGCTGAACTTAAAATCGAACGAGGAACTGTATCAACTCCATATACTAGGGTTTCAAGCTCAGAAGTTCAAATAACTTCCGACAATATCAATCTTAAGGTTTCCAAAGATGGTGTTGTAAATGCAGTTAACATCTCGCCTGAAGGAATATCAATATACGGTAACAAACTGCATATTACGGCGGCCACCTACATTGATAATGCAGTCATTAAGGACGCCATGATTGCCGACCTAAGTGCTAGTAAACTTACGGCAGGTACTATCAATGCTGCGAATATAAACGTAATCAATTTGAATGCAAACAATATGACAACCGGTACAATTAAAGGTAGTAACTTATCGATTAATCTAAATACTGGTAATGTTGAGTTCCAAGCAGGGCGTATCCATTCATCTGATAATACAATCGATATTAACATTAACAACAAGTACATTTCGGTTGCTAATAGTAATAATCGTGTATTCATATCTGGTGGAGAAATTCAAATGATCCAACCAACATTATTATCGCGTCAAGCTACTCCATATGTTCGGATCACTAACGAAGGGGCAGGGGCAACTCTTGGTGGTGCAACTTTCTGGGCACGTGATTATTTTGCGGTTACTCACCGATATAATGATAGCGGTATTTTTTCTTCACCAGGAGGGACTGAATCCTTTTCAGGGATTTCCGGGGGTAAGTCAACCGGTGGATGGCAAGTAACTAAGGTTGGTGGCGCAGACCGAGGCGTATTCATATCCGGTGGGAGGGCATATAGTAATGGCTTCATTAGTTATTCTCCGTATATAAGAGTTGGTGATAATGGTAATTCAGGTGCAGGAATGAGTGGTTCTAACATCAGTATGCAGGGGGATTATATTTATCTAAAGAGCCAGCATACCACATCTAAAGGTGCAAATGCTTATTTAGCCCCAGATGGTGCATTAGTTCCATCTACTTCCGCTGCTAAGTACAAAACAGACATTGTTCGATCATTTGAAACTGAAATGGGAAACAAACTTTTGGAAGTTCCAGTTGCGCATTGGAAAGACAAAGAAGAAGTGTTAGCCAAAACTCGTGATTCCAATGCCAAAGATCCTGAAACTTATTTTGGAATGATTGCTGATGATCTGGACGATGCAGGTTTGAAAGAACTTGTAGATTACGATGATAAAGGTGAAGTCAGAGGGATTCAATATGACCGAGTAGCATTATCGCTTATTCCATTGATTCGTAACTACCGAGATCGCATAACTGAATTAGAAACTGAAGTCAAACAAATGAAAGAGGTATAGTTGATTATGACAGCAAAAAAAGAAACCTTAACGTTCACAAATGGAGAGTTGGTGGCTATAGGAAACACATTGTCAGAATTCAAACTAAAAGGTCGTGCTTCGCTTGGTCGCACGTGGTTAATTGAACATCTTGAAGATTTAAACAAACAATTCAATGCAGACCAATTAGCGACACAAAAGAATTTTTTCAAAACTGATGAGGACGGTAATTTTGTCTACAAAGAAGACAACAAAACGTTAATTCTTAAAGATGATTACACTATGGAGGAGGCTCAAAAAGAATTCGACCAATTGGTAAGCGAACACGTAAGCATTGAAATTAGCTCATATTCAGAACGAATGAAGGCTTTATTCCATGCGCTTGAAGATTATCCATACGAATTGGAAGGCCAAAAAGCATTAGTATACGCATTAGTTGTCGATCAATTTGATAAAGCATACGGAAAAGGGGAATAACAATGGACTTATTAAACACTAGCATCTCTTATAATATAGATGGAACTGGTAATACGAGTTCTGTAATTGCAGGTCTTCGTGGCGAAGTAGAAGGTCGAGTAACTATTACGGCAAATGTCACTATTTATCCGACAGACTTAGCTAAAGATGAAACTTTCGATGATCTAACCAAAAAAGAATTATCCAAACGTGCGGTGGATAAGATTCCATCAGTAATTGACTCTCTAATTGCAGTTAATGGTGGGTGGAGTTTTACTGCTGGCAAGATTTCATCGGTATCCACTCAATTTAATCAGTCTGAAACTGGCACCTATGTGAATGCGAATGTTACTGCCACTGAATCAGATTTTTCAGATAAGAAGTTAGACGATGTTACGATGTCGGAGGCGCAGAGTGTGCTGCAATCCATTCTTAAGAATGAATTGCCAACATCATAAGTATTAAGTGAAAGATGAACTCTGAAGAGATGGTGAATTGAAAATTAATAAGTTAAAACGACTAGGCCAGTGTATTTTAGGACGCTTTTGACCGTTTAATCAGGAATGACAAATAGGAGGTAGACAATTGAATAAGCACAAGTTAAAGGCACTCATCTTAACGGTGGGCGCCATTTTTATGGCCTTTTTAATGGTCAATGTTACCAGTCAGGCTGCTCGCATGGACATGGTCGATGTGTCGAATAACAACGGCTACATGAGCACCGCTGAGTACACATCCATGCGTAATGAGTTCGGTGTTAAGGCCCTTACCGTCAAAGTTAGTGAGGGAACAACCTTCAAAGACGGCTATGCTGCTAGCAATATTGCTAATGGTCAAGCAGCTGGCTTATACGTCAACGGCTATCATTTTGCCCATTACAAAACTAAGGCACAAGCTATTGCCGAAGCTGACTTTGCCGGTAAAACAGCTAAAGCGGCAGGACTACCAGTTGGCGCAGTATTGGCAACAGACGTAGAATCACAGGAAGCCAATAACCAGTCCAAAGCGACCAATGACCGCAATAATGCGGCCTTCATGAAAGAGATTCAGACATTTGGTTATCGGGCCGACATTTACACGTCAGGATCATGGGCTAACAATAAGATGACTATCAAGGGCAAAATTGGCTGGATTGCCGCTTACCCGTATGTGGTTAACGGTAAGAATTGGTATTCAACTAACCACGCATGGCAGTGGTCATCAACGGCTAAGTTCCGTATCAGCTATGGTGGTTTTGATGTTAGCCAATTAAATAGCAACTATTATACCGCTGGCCAGAAATCAACGGTCAAGCCGACTAATAAAGGTGCAGTTAAGGCCAACAACCAAAAAAATTACCGGTCGTATGCTTCAGCCAAGTGGGTCAAGGAAACGAAGACCTACACACTTAAGACAGCGGTTAAGCTGCGCACGGGCGCGTCAATGTCATCAAACACGATTACTATTTTGCCAGCTGGAACCACAATCAAGACAAACCAAGCTATTATTCAAGGCGGTTATCGCTGGGTGCGTCAGCCACGTTTTAATGGTTATGGATATCTAGCAACTGGTCCGGCAAGTAATACTCTTGAATATGTAAAGAGTGGTGTAACTCACACGTACTACACAGTCAAGTCCGGCGACAGCTGGTGGACAATTGCACAACACAACGGCCTGAGCATGACTACATTAGCTAGCCAGAATGGAAAGTCAATTTACACCACTATCTATCCTGGCCAGCGATTGGTGGTGCGGTAATGGCACAATACGACGATACAACCAAGTTATTAATGGATATTCAAAAGGATGTGGCCGCCACCAAAACGAAAGTTGAGAACATCGAAGAAAAGCTAAATCAAGTTGACAATATTGGCGACAAAGCGGACAAGGCCCTAGCCAAGTCCATTGAAGCTAGCCATCAAATTGACCGCGTGACAACCATTCAAAATTGGCTGATCGGTGTCTTGGTTAGTGGCGTGCTCGTCACGTTGCTGGTATATGTTGCTGAGAAGTTTTTATAGGAGGATACTATGAAAAAAATTAGCTTCAAGAATGTCGATGGTAGTTTGAATGGTAAATTGATCGCTGGAATTATTTCGTTATTAATTGTGTTAGTTCAACAAGTCTTTGCCATGTTTGGCATTAAGTTTACTGGTGACTGGTCAGCAATTATCGCAGTATTGAATACCGTATTAACGATCCTTGGTATGCTGGGCGTTATTACTGATGTTCAAACAGTGACAGTACCAACAGTTAAAAGTGACGAGGAAAGCCAAGTTGAAGCAACCGCTAATAAAGTTGCTGATGAAGCGCAAACACCAACGTCCACAGTTGCTGTAGTGAATAGTTCTGCATCATCTGACACTGAAACGACGTCAGAATCCGCCTCACAATCAGGAGAAAAAGTAGTATAATAATCGTGAACTGTTCTAGTCCCCCATGCTTCGGCGTGGGGGATTTTTTGTTAACAAAATATATAAAAAAGAGCCAGTCAAGACTGGCCCAATGTTTAAATAAATAAAATGGGTGTTCTGTTTCTCCTAAGATAATAAAGAACACAGTTATTATACATTAAACCTGATTAATATAACAAGGACTTATTAATATTTTTCTATAGATTACTTTCGGTATTGTGATATAAACCGACAAGTGTTATTATGTCTCTTGTCCTGTTATTAGTATCACAGCTTTCAAATCCCCCCAAGATTGTCGGTTAGTGGTGCCGGAAGTGATGAGGATAATCTTCTGCTTGATGAGTGGAAGATTTTTTTGTGTTGCTTGCCTGTATATTTTGTTAGTGAGAGTTTAGATTTAGCATTATTAGCTGTCAATATAGCTAACTACAAGACTTTGCAGAATAGCAAGTAATAAGTATAATATTAATTGTCTCTAGTGTAGTTTCTAGATGATAGTTATAACTTGATTAATTCCCCTGCACTTCGACGTGGGGGATTTTTTGCGTAAAAAGCCGCCTGCTGTAAAGGCAGATGGCTAATACATAAGAGAAAGTATCTCAGCGAAAGAGGAAACCAGATTATTACTAGGTTCCATTGTTATCATAGTAATATATGAAAAATCGTGCAACTTTAATACTCGCTACTGTGAAACTACATTACTGGCAATTGGCAGGTGGTATTCTAAAACCAGGGCTTCTCACACGTATTACACGGTCGTTTCAGGTGACTCATGGTGGTCGATTGCTCAACGCAATGGCTTAAGCGTATATACGTTGGCAGCACAAAACGGTAAAACAATCTATTCAATGATTTATCCGGGTGATAAATTGAAGATTAAATAATTCCTGAAAACAGGTCATACATTGGTTAATTAGTACCAATGTATGACCTGCTTTTTTGATAATTATTTTTTGTGCTTTCCTTTGTGGTAGTGTTTTCCCCTACTCTTGGGCAATTTTCTAAGCGAGTTGCGACTCTGAAAGCCAAGAATATGAGCAAGGTCTTCATTACCATTAACAATGCTGCCTAACGATCGTCGAATAGCGCTAAAGTCATATTTGTGATTAACACTGTTCATGAGCCTCAATATAATAAATATTGCTATAGCAATTCGGTTTGAATATCGATCATGTACACGAAGTATTTCATCCGAAAATTCTTCCGGAACTATTGGTTTAGTGACAAACTTGATGTCTACTAAATCTGAATTGTGACAACATATATTTCGAACTAGATTTAAGCAGCCTAACCATGATAGAAGTTCATGAGGAGTGCAATCAAACTTATTACTTAACAATTCTAAATTTGTTTTGGACATGCTTTGAAGTAATGAAATTGTCGACCCGATGGTTAACGTATCGATCATTAGCCAAATAGTTGGAAAACCATCAGAGTTCAAGTTTCGAGTATATTTAATATCAGGGATTTGTGACTTCTTTACTTGCCACAACAAGCTTTTCTTAAACTTATATTGACGTGATTCGATTTCAAATTTAGGAATTGAACGGTCACACCAGTTGGAATATTTTAGGTATCCGAAGGGACCGTATTTTTCACCAAGGATTGCTGCTAATTCATTTTGAAGATAAACTTCAATAGATTCTATGGCGTGTAGCACATTGATACGCAGATTTTTGTCTTGATAGTAACGTGTAATTAGTTGATTGAAAGTTAAATTATCAAAATGAATTTGTTGACCTTGACTTTCACCAGTAGACGAGTCAAATGCCATCGCAAATTCTTTTAACTTGTAGTAACCAACAGTACTGATGGTTTTTAGATCTTTTTCTCTAGTGCTAGTATCAAGCTTGATTCCCATGGCTTCTAAGTGTTCAAGCTGGTCTTCGATACTCAATTGATGCGGATTTTCCAT